GCGCACGGCTCACCCTGATTGCACCCATGTCACCGAATCCTGCGACACCCAACGGACTGTCATATCGTTTGAACAATCTTGAAGCCTGAATGATTGTTGCTTGCGTGACCGGCTCAGGGATGGCAGGCCAACCGAAGTTTGCTGTCACCTTGACCAACGCTTGCGAACCGTAGTTGGCATTCACAGTTGGGAACAGGTAGTCACCGATTGCACGAATCTTGTCATATGCCCAAGTGATGCCATCAAGATCACCGTTCAATGGTTCCAACTGCCAATCGGTTGGAGTCCAAGTTGTATCGAATACGCCATCAGCGTTCGTTGAAGTTTGCAAAGTGAGTGCAGTTCCAGAGATGTCATCTATCGAACAGAAGAATGAATCCTCTGCTTGGAACACGCGAGCAGTTGCAGAACCCACAGCCCAGAACTTGCGGTTGCAATAACCATCAATGAGACGTGATGCAGCACCGGCACAGTTGTCAATCAGATCATCGTCCAACACATCAGCCGTGCCAATTCTGAGAGCGGCCTTGATTTGATTTTTGGTCGCGTAACCATTGACGATTGCCATAGTGTTCCAATCCTAGTTTATTGACGCGGCTCCACGATACTGCGTACCTTCCAAACTGTAGTTCACAAACGGATTCAACGAATAGACCTGACATCCATACACATCCCACAACCGTTGCTTCATGTCTCGAAGGTGCATCTCATACAACTCCCAAGGATGCTCACCTTGCACATAGCCGTCCAACCGTTCAGCACCACCCAAAGTTCCACAATCAGCACCAACCAACACAATGAACTTCGCACCGAGATATGCAGCCAAGTGCATCGCACCATGAATCCCAGATGAGCCGATGACTAGTGAGTTGTCGAGGGTAGGCCAGTCCTTGCCGGAAGGATCAAACGATTCACCAGGACGACCAGTGGTTGTTGGGAATGTAACAACCTTCGACATCTCTACCAAGAACTCTGCGTCCTTCCCATGCTCGCGATGGGGAGTGAACACAGCCAGCGTCTCATCCAATCGTGCTTCCTTCACAGCATCACCGTGATAATGGGTGAACACGTAATACATACCTAATCCGAACACTGACCCAGCAAAGTTCGTTGCCACACAAATCTTGTCATCAAAGAAACTCGGTGACAAATAATTCAATGTTGCGCCAGAACCAAACACATAGATCGTCTCAGACTCATACCTGTTCCGATAGTCAATCAATCCCATCCCAAATCCCTTCGACGCTTCAAATCCCAAGCCCCAGCGTCAGGCACACCTGACTGCCAACGCAACGCATGCAACGAACCATTCTCTTGGAAACTGCGCTGATTCTTATCAGCCAACGATTCATCCGATCTGATCGTTGAAGAATTGTCGTGAATGATGCCAGCCTCAGAAATCTTGACCTCAACATTGATCCGACGCGCACGATCCTCAAAATCGTTGTCCTCAAAATATGCAGGCACATAACATTCCGAGAACAAACCAACCCGTTCAACAACACCAGCACCCACCCACGCACACGACCAAGCCGGCATCGCACTAGTCAACGTGATTGAGTCAGGTTCACAATCTTTGTAGAACGCTTCCAGTTGACCTGGTTCAAAGAACGCATCCGAGTTCAACAGAATCCAACCATCAGCATGAGGTGTTGACTTGATACCAAGATTCCATGATGGTGCCACACCAAGGTTCGTTGGCATCCTCCACAGATACCAGTTCTGAATGTGTTGCCAAGGCGCAGTCCACGCCAACATGTCAGGATCGTACCCATCACCGTTGTCGATGATGATGAGACGCTCAACGGGATAGTCCATTGAACGGATCGCCCGTTCCATCAAGTCATACCTGTTCAGGACTGGGATGATGATGACTGGCACCATTCGGACAACCCTTTCATCACAGGCTTCCAATGAGCGTCCCAGACGCGATCAGCGTCGTATGGGGCTGCGAAGTCCACAGCCACCTTGTCAACGCCTCTAGGCGCGTTGTAGGACTCTTTCAGGGCATCCACAAGGGAACCCACTTGTGGGGTGCAGAACCAAGACTTCTGATGATTATCCCAGAACGGTTGCACCTCCACAGCCCACCCCGATCCAACCAACTCCGGCTGAGCCGAGAAGTCAGACACAATCACCCTGGTGCCACAAGCCTGCGCCTCGATCACAGCCAACCCAAAACCCTCACCCATAGATGCTGACAACAACACATCAGCCGACGCATACATCATCGCCACAGCCTGCTGAGGGAAACCAGTCCGATACGAATACTGATCAACAAACTTGTACTGATCCTCACGAATCCCACACGCAGCCAACAACGCCACCAAGTTCACCCCACCCATCGCCCCATCCTTCTCAGTGTGCAGATACAACATTGCGTCAGGTCGAGTTTGCGCAAAGATACCGAACGCCAACAGATTCTCCGAGAACGACTTGCGCGACGGACTCGCACCCTTGTTCGCTGCATTCATCATCACCACAAACTTGTCGTCAGGAATGCCCATCAGTTCACGACCCGTGAAGTGACGATCACCATTCACAAACTTGGTGGTCGGACTGAACACAGACTCGATGCCATGCGGAGCGTAGAAACATTCCACATCAACATTGTTCAACATCTTCTGCCCAAACAAAGACATCGCAATCGGCTTCACATTCGGACGCTTGCACCACTCAACAACTTCCAACGGACAAGGCGCATGATCAATCGGAACCCACGACGCAATGTTGTTCACAAGTTTCAACGAATCAGACTTCAACGGCCACACATCAAACAAAGTCATCATCAACGGTTTCAGATTCTTGTTGCCGTTCGCCCAGTCCATCCAATGCGCAACCATCACATCATCGGAATACGGTGCCATCCCACGTGGATACATTTTGATTCCATTCCAATTTGACGAAACTCCTTCGAGTCCGTACATCGCATGGATCGCTACTTCGTGGCCTTCTTTGATGAGCCTTGGGACGGCTTGCGCGGTTTGCGTACCGTAGCCGGTGGGGACGAAGGGAGCGTTGCTGTACCAGAGGATGCGTAGCGCGTCTCCGTTGGTAGGTCTGCTTGCTCTGGTAAACGTGCTATTCCCCGACGCAACAGAATCTGTGCTTCGAGGTCTGGTAGTTCTACCGGTGTGTTGTTGACTATGACGAACATTTGCCACTTCCTTCTCCTTCGCAGATCGCAGGGGGCAAATAGAAATAGGGTCGGTACGCCCTGCGTGTTCGTACCGACCCTAAGCCTAGGGGAATTATGGGATTGAAGGGGCAAGCCCCTCCAGCCTTATGGCTGGAGGAGATGCTTGATGTGTGATGTTTGTGGCAAGTTGCCGTCAACACGCATCGTTGCACGGAAGGTTGCGAGACCTGCGCTGAAAGCGAAGTCGTCCGAACGATCCAACCTGACACCAGCGACCTGACGCACGTAGTACGAAGGCAAGTGGCCAACGATTACGGACTTGGTGCCAGTGGTGGCTTCTGCCATTGATGGGTTCTCGTAGATTGGTTGACCCAACAATGTGTCAGGTGAACCGAGTCCGAGTGCAGGTTGGAACACGTAGTTGCCTGCGGTGTCCTTCAATTTTCGCACAAGACCGATTGACTTACCAGTCATCATCCAGCCTACGCCTGGGAGCTGACGAGCAGCACCATCAAGTGAGTAGTAAAGGTCGATGAGGTTGTCTGCTGTGAAGCCGGTTGCTGTTCCAGAAGTACCGCCAACGCTTGACGCTGTGACGATTCCGGTTGGTTGAGTCGTGCCTGTTCCAACAGTCAATGCTGACCCAACTGCGAATCCAACTGCGTTGCCAACTTGATCAGCCAAGAAGCTGAGCATGTCAACACCAGAGTCTTCCAACAGTTCAAGCGAAACCTGTGTGAGGAATCCGAACTTGTATGCCGACAACGTGATGAAGGCATTGAACGCTGGGTCACTCTCGCCCAATGTTGCTGCTTCCGCGTTGACAGTTCCTACCGAGTAGGTGGACAGTGATGGAATCTGAAGGTTCTCGCCACCAGCGGTGTTGAGGACGGTTGATGTTCCCAGGACTGGAGCAATCACACGTGCGCGCATGATCACTTGGTCGTAGAACGATGTTGGAACTGGTGAACCAGTTGAGGACTTGAGGATGTCACGACGCTCAAAGTTGTGCGAACGAACGTCGCCCTTGATGAGTGCGCGGATCATTGCCACGTCTTCTTGAACTGGTGCTGCTGCAACAGGACGAACCTGGTCTGCAATCTCGCGGGTTGCTGCGTCCATGCGAAGTTCGCGTGATTCATCTTCACGGAGTTTTGCAATGGTTGCTGCGCGCTCATTCAGTTCGTTGTTCAAACGGCTGTAGGTCTGCTCTTCTTCTGCTGAGAGGTCACGCTTTTCGGCTGTGGCCACGTCGATGATTGCTTTGGCTTGGTGCCAGGCTTGCTGACGAATCTCAACTTGACGGTCTAGATATTCTTTC